TTTATCAAGATAAGATTTTGTAGCGGAGTGCATAACAACTGCTGTCAAGGAGTTGCGAGCATCGCCCATAAGTTGCATTGCGTCGATGAACGCTTCACCGGAGAAGTTAGCCGCTTTACCTGTTTTACCGGAAATGTCTAAAATATGGTCTGTCATGCTAGTAGATGCAAATACACCGTCAAGGATATTCAACAATTCCTTTTGATGGTCGCGAGCCCAAAAGCCTGCAGCTAAATCGCCAATAGCTTTCATAGGGTCAGTACCAGCTAATTGAGCAGCCAAGTCTGTGGAGCTCCACATTTTAGCACGTCGAATTGTAGTGGACGTATCTTTATTGGATGTAATTTTTGCAGCAGTAAGGTCTTGACCTTCGATTACGTCTTCAGAGTCGCCAGTTAAATCGTTAAAGAATGGCATGTTATGAACTTGTGCGGGTTCACTTGCTAATTTGTCGAATTGAGAGTCGCGAGTGATAATGCCAGATTGGAAAATAGCGGACAATTCAGCCGTACGATTTACAACATAATTCGCAAAGAACGGCGTAGGGTTAATAATGTCTTGTAAAGTTGTTCCCATTAGTTACCTCCTAGGGTTAGAAATTGATTTCAACACCTGCTTCACTTGCTAATTGTTTAGCTTTAACAGGGTCTTTAGAGAATAATTCTGATTGTTGCGTTAGATTGTAATGTTCTTTAGAGAATGGGTTATTTGTAGGCGTACCGCTTCCCTTGTTAGGGTCATATTTGAATTTAGGGTCGCCTTCCGGTTTGAATAAGAATGATTTATTAGTTTTTAATTCCTTTAATTGTTCATTTAAACCAGTTACTTTTCCATCTTCACCAAGAATGAGTTTAGACTTATCAATCAAGTTAGCTACGAGTTCAGCGTCCTGAGCTGTATCACCGATTGCTAATTGAACAGCAGTAGATATTTTTAAGTTCTTCAAATCTTGCTCTGCCTTTAAAGCATTAGCTTTATTTTCGGCTTGCAGTTTTGTGATTTTATCTTTAAGAGTTGTAATATCCCCCTCGCTGTCCTTTAATGTCTTTAACTGCTTATCACGATCTGCAACAGCTGTTTCAAGGTTTTTCTTTTCCGCGTTCACCTCGTTAAAACGCGATTTAGGTACATATTCACCATCCAAGAATGCTTTAAATTCTTTCGTTGCGTTTTCAATTTTATCTTCCGCAATGCCTAATTTTTGTAATAATTCTTTCAGTGTCATGTAATGTCTCCTATCCGGTTTTTACCGTGGTTTACCTGCCACGAGTTACTAGAGATTAAATTTATATATATGACTATTGGTCCTCGTGTTCATCATCGTCATGGTCGTTCATAGAGCCATCGTCATGATGTTCATGTTGCCAATCATCATAAATACCATTGTTAGATTCTGCCTCTTCGGCTTCAATTTGTTTAAGTTCCTCGTTTACATCTTCAACAAATGGGTGATGAGCGAGAATACTGCGTTTAGAAACAACTCCCATTGATTGAGAGCACATGTTAACTAAATCACTATCATTCTTAACAGATGTACGAGTCCATGTTTGATTAATGGTTACCTTATCATTGCCATGAAATTTGCAAATAGCACGGATAAGTTGATTAAATCCTAACTGGAATTCTGTTTCCATCATGCCAGCTTTTAATTCGAGCAACGTATATAAGAACTTCATTGCCTCGCCACTCGTTCCATCTAATCCTTGTTGCTGCGGATCCACACCTTGCCCCATGTCAAAAATAGCTTTGCGGGTAATATCGAGCAGTTCTTTGCGTGCTTCAATTGGAATATCAATCGTTAAGGTAGAAATACCGCTTTTATCATCAGGACCAGTAGAGTCCATTTGAATTGCCTTATATTTCTTCATTCCGTTTAAGAATTCAGCTAAATCTTCACCGCCATAGTTAGTCAGTACAAATATAACTTCTTGCACGTCCTCTAAATCGTTCAAGAAACCGCTATATGTCTTATCGTAGACATCAATAAGCTTCTTAATACGGTTTAAATCAGGCGTATATGTTGCATTGTTAGCAAACGGAATAAACGGAACTGCGCCCATATCATGGGGCATTGTGTCAACCTCAACCATATTGCCAGTAGGGTCAATCATCGCAAACGCTAAATAAGGTTGGAGTTGGTCTACTACATCACCGCTTCGAATAGAAAAGGCTTGTACTTCCTTATCGTTCCAAAATTCATAAACCGTGATGTTTTCGCCTGCTTCGTTTGTATCTTCATACACCCTAAACACGCCCTCTAGTTTAGTATTGATATGATTATTCCATACAGGTACGATTTGAGTTGCCGGAATGGTAGCCCATTGAAAATTCTTATCTTCATCTATCCAATAATGAACCCATGCGATACCGCCATTTGTAGCTTTAACGCATAAATCTTTACATTTCTTTTCGTAAGCGTCGCCTAAATCTTCAAGAATAGCATCGTTTAACGCGTCATTCTTAACGTCAAAGATAGGTGGTGCTGTAAACATGTATGCAGTTTTTTGATCCACTAATAAAGGGTAAAAAGAATAGGCGATACGATTATCTGCTTGATGCATAGGGTTAAACGTGTCGCCTTTTCGTTGTGCCTCTTCCTGGCTTTTTGGTTTTTCTTTTAAATAGTTGATATCGTTATCTACCATGTAGTAGCGTTCAGATACCATCATTTGTGAAATAACATCACCATGTCGAGGCATATGCTTTTTAATTAGCTTTTTAATTAATTCAATATCCAATCTTTCACCTTCCTTATTTCAATATACGAACACCTTTACGGCCGTCAAATTCTTCCATAGCGTAACGCATGGCATCCATTAAATGGTTGAAATCATCTATAGGCTTATTTATCGCATTGTCGAACTTATCTTTATCCCATGTGTAATTACTAATTTCTGTAATGAAATTAACACACCTAGGATGAATAATAATTTTATAGTCCTGGATAATCGAAATGCCGGCACGAATTGAGTCAGGTCCTTTTTTTGCTGCTCTAATTCTAGTGAGGCCAGCCTTGCGTAAATACGCAATCGATTTAGGTTCCGCGCTATCTGCTTTAATTCGTTCTTTGGAATATCCCATTTCGGATACTTTTGACAAAATATCTTCATTACTCATACCCTTTTCGTACATTTCATCAAAGACATATATTTCACGAGCTACTGTATCGATAAGGCCACAAAACAACGTGCTAGGGTCATTGACATACCCAAAGTCCATACCAAAGGCGGAGCGTACACTAGGCCTTATTGATATTTCATGTACATCAAATACACGCTCTTCCCAATTTTCATATACAAGACCTTCAACGATACCCCACTCACCAAGGCCAGCGGTTCTATACCGACGAGGATTCTTTTTCATTTCCTCAAACAGTACTAAGTCCGCCTCACTTAGAAACTCGTTGCACATGTAATTCGTAGTCATGGCTAATACATTTTTACTAGGCTCATCAAAGAATCGTTTCTTTAGCCAGTGTCTATCAGACCAGGGGTTAAAGGTTAATACTACTTGATGATACATTCCCTTTGGTAGTTGGCCACGAATACTTTCATCTAGTCGGTCAAACGCATCCTCAGATGTGATTTCATATGCTTCTTCTATCCATAACCTACATAATGAACCAACTTCAACCGTAATGGATGTAACCTTTAAAGGATCATCAAGGCCACGGAATAATATTTTTTGTCCAGTTGGCTTATAGGTAATTTCTAAAGGCGATGTACTGCACTTGAAAAAGTTATCCACCTTTAGTCGGTGGATAGCCCATTTGAGTTGTGCATAACAGCTATCACGTAATGTGCGTTCTACTTTTCGAACCACTAACCAATTAATATTAGGGTTTTCTATAATTTCAGTAATAACCTTGAGTGATTGAGTTGAAGATTTCTTGCTTGCACGGCTACCTTTAACAGCTTTATAACGCCCTTTAAATCGCCAAAACTCACCATAATGCTTTCCTACAATGCTAGGAAGATGAACGATAACTTGATTATCTTTAGTCTTCAATTTCATCACCGCCTACAATAATAGGAACGAGCGTTTTATTATCTTCGTTTTGTTGTTTAATAACAGCAACTTCATTTTTGAGTTTAGCAATGCGAGCCTTTTGCTCTTCGGTAGCTAATTCGCTTCGGCATAACTCGTCATACTGCTTAATTAATCGAGCTAGAGTATCCATCGCCTTTGATTGTGCTTTAAGGAACTTCTCCATGCGAATATCTGCTGTGATTGTGTCAACGTGCTTTTCAATTCGTTTAGTGTTCCCAAATTGGTCGCTCTCCTCAACTGTTTGAGTAACGCTTTCAATTTGTTTGTCTGCATTTTCACTTTCGATGAACATTATCTTTTGTGCTCGTATGATAGCAGCATACTTAATACAAATATTCCCCCATAGTATTTCTATAGGGGTTATTGTTTCTATTTCTTCAATTACACCAATCATATCGAGTGGCAAGTACTTCGCGAATAAACCATGCTTAACTGAATTTCGGTTTCCTGTCGGTGCTCCGCCGCTATTACCTAGTGCGTTCTTATTACCAATAGGAGCCCCTACTTTCTTCTTTGGTGCAGGCTTCTTCTTAGGACGTTTCCAACCATGACGCTTGCGCCAAGATTTAACTGTTTCGATTGATACACCGTACTTTTCAGCTATATCTTTATAAGGAATGAATTTCTTATAGTCTTTCTCGGCTGCCTCATAGTTCTTCACATACTCACCACCTGCCCCTCTACCGATACTTATTTAAGTACTTCATTTGATTTGTGTTTGAGTTTTCCATGTTCTCGTATGCACATGCCACCCACATGCTTTTTAGCGTATGTATGAGTAATATATGACTGGCATAAGCCATCATATTCAATAGAATTAGCTGTGCATTGACCTTTTCTATTGTTTAAGCATTTACGCTTAATACAATTAACAACCGTCATTTCAAACTTTCAATAAACTCACGTGTTAAGTCATAATCACTTGTGAATCTACCTTTTTTTGTAGTTGTTACTGTGTTAGATCCACGCGATTTAATACCGCGAGCCGTTACGCAACTATGCTTCGCTGTGATATGAACAATTACATCCTCACTTCCAGTAGCAATAGAAATAACCTCAGCGATGTCTTCACCGATTTTTTCTTGCAGTTGTAATCGTTTACAGCACATTTCAGCAATGCGAGGAATTTTAGATAACCCAATCACCTTGCCATTAGGAATATATCCTACGCTTATATTCATATCGTACATTAACGCTAGGTGATGTTCACACATGGAAAACGCTTCAATATCTTTCACTACAACCATTTGAGAGGTTTCAACTTCAAATGACTTGCCAAACATTTCGGCAATTTGTTCGTTTGTGTAGTTCATACCCTCTAATAGTTCTAAATACATTTTTGCAGCACGTTTAGGTGTTTCAACAATACCTTCACGTGTTAAATCTTCACCAAGCCCTGTTAATAGGAGCTTGATAGCACTTTCAATAGTTTCCTGGTTCATGCTTATACTCCTTTCATTTCAGGCGGCCAAATAAATTTATGAATTTGTAATTGTAACCTAACACCTTGTAGGTTATACGTCTTCATATAATCAACAATGTCTTTAGGTTCAATCTTGCCAAATACTGGTGATACATAAACTTGTGCTTTGAACTCGTTTTCTTCAATCAGTTGACGCATGCGGTTAAGATCATCAAGACTACCGACTACGAATTTAATAACATCGCAGTCCTCTAAATCTTGTAATGCTTCACCATTGTTCATAAATTCCTCTTGCTTAGAAGATGGGCATTTATAGTCAACTGTGAAAATAACATTTGGATAATTGCCATATGAAACTACAGGATTAATGCTTCCGTTGGTTTCAATGTTAACGAAATACTTATTCATAACGTTTAGTAATTCCGTTAAATCTTGCAATAGCGGTTCACCACCTGTGATAGTTACATTGTAATTA